GAATTATTTGATTATATTACAAATACATTGAAATACAAGAATATAATCCATATACACGGGACGAATAACATGTTTCTCGCAACAACAGATTAACCAAACATTTATATAATTATTTTATATTTGTATATGTATAATGAAACAAACCAAACAAACAAAGAAAAGAGGAGGTAATAAAGCCACCAAACAAAAAAACAAAACAATCAAAGCAGACAGAATAAAAACTACGCGTAAGCGTAATAATGCGAGTGAGTATTTTAAATATAGAATGTCAAGTAACAACATACCACTATTATCTGCGTTACGCATCGTTACACTTAATAAATATACAGATGAGGATTTAGAAAACATGACCGACGCTGAAATAAGAAATTTATATGATGAATTTAAACTTGAATCATCAACCAGAGTAAAACGTAACAGAGAAATACGAAGAAGTAAAAAACAAAAACCCGATTTTAAATCACTTTCAAAACCAACCAAAAAATCCAAATCACCAAAATATCCATTTAGCCCAGGACGAAGAAGCGACGAGGAAGAAATTCAGATATTGGAACGGTTTAATAATGAATCTAAATATAATTCTCCCAATTCACCTAACATCAATTTTGATGATGATTTATTTGACGATGATTTATTTGACGATGAACTTGAGCGCTAGAATAATATATTTACATATAATTAGTTAGAGAAGTGCCATATAACTAATTATATCAAAAATGAGTAGTTCAAACGCCGCCGCTATAAGAAGGCGCGTTACAGCACCTCAACAAACCGCAACCGTTAAGCCACCTCCCGCTCCAACTCCAGTTCAAAAGCAAGTCAGAGAAAAACAAACAGGTTTAACAATACAAGAATTTATTTCTACATTAGATAAACGTGTAGTTTCATTGGAGGAATCTATAAATAATACGATAAAAGATACATCCGAACCTACAGTTACCGACATCATTGACGAGTTTAATTCACGTTTTGATATGTTCGCTACCGAATTAGCCGATATTAAAGACGCAATGATAAAACTACAAACATATACTATGGATGTAAACAAGATGCTATTAGATGAAAGAATTGATATTTTATCTGAGGTAAACCCAAATCAAAGGACAAAAACTGTAGGACAAGACACGGATTTAACCAGCGTAGTTAGTCTCGGCGCAAATACTATCAATACCGAACATACTAGTGTAGATATGCGTGAATTGGTCCAGGAAGAAATGGATAAAGATGAAAACTAAAGGGTTTAAACAAAAAATCTTTATATGTATAATATTATAACAATACATATAATGTCACGCACTTCTACAGATATGATGGCAACAATTGAATCACTACAAGAACAATATTATAAAATTAACAATAAAAATTCTTTTTTCAAAAAAACACAAAAATATGAATGCGCTGATTTAGTAACAAACAAGGTTGGTATTGATGTAATGTTGGAAAAGTGTATTTACGTCTTTGACAATAATAAAATTTATATTGACTACCCAATATTCAAAACATTTGCCAATCCAAACAATTATCACGACATCAGTGTATTTTTAGTGAACCATATTAATGATTGTATCAAAAAATATAAAAAGTTTCAAATATTTATTAATCTTGATACATTAACCATATCTGCTGTAGAACGTCATAGAAAGGTAATCATTGGGTTCGCCGAACACGGACAGGATAATGGATATGACAAATATCTAACCAATATGGAACTATATAATACTCCTTCGTTCATTACTACAACTACCTCTATTCTCAGTTCTTTTATTTCACCAAAAGTTACAGAACTAGTGAAGATTCACACAAAATAATGTTGAGATTGTCACATAATAAATGTCTTTATCGTAAAAAAACTTATAAAAATAGGGCGTTGTATATTATAGAATGTCTGGCTTACTTAATTTTTTATTGTTTATCATCGTATTGGTGATATACGTCCATATAATTAATCAACTCAAAACAAGTGAAGATTTAGAAGTATATGAAATGGATTATACGACCAATCAGTACTTACAAGAAGTATGTAATATAAAACAACCGGTATTATTTAATTACGATAGTGTTAGCCCCGATTTTTACGAAAACATTAACGCCAACACGTTTATTAATAATGATAACTATGATTTGAAAGTGAAAGATATTCGTGACTATTATAAAGGCGAAAGTATTGATTATATTGTGTTACCCGCAAGTTCGGCTACAAATTTAATGAAAACTGATACGCGAGCGAATTATTTCACAGAAAACAACGAGGATTTTATTGAAAATGCTGATTTATATCACATTTTTCATTCAAATGATACGTATTTAAAACCTCAATTATCAATGATAACTAAATATGATATTATAACTGGTTCTTCCAAATCAGTTACCCCTCTTAGATATCATACAGACTTTAGAAAGTTTATGTCGGTTCACTCGGGTAAAGTTAAAATTAAAATGACTCCCTGGAAAAGTCATAAATACTTACATCAACACCGTGATTTTGAAAATTATGAATTCCGTTCCCGCATGAATGTATGGAAACCCGATAAACAACATAAAAATGACTTTGACAAACTCCGATTTTTGGAATTTGACATCACCCCAGGAAACACTCTACATATTCCTCCTTACTGGTGGTATAGTATACAGTTTAATGATGATTCTGATACAATTGTTACTAGCATTACTTATAATTCTGTTATGAATTGTGTTAGTAATTTACCAAATTGGGGAATGTATTATTTACAGCAGACAAACACTAAAACCAAAATTACCAAAACTCTTCCTATTGAGGTTATAGATGACAATAACGATGATACCAGTGAAAAACAAGATGAATCGTCAGATAAACCAGGTATTGAAATGACACAAGAAATTTAGTAAGAACCTATAACTAAAAATATTTGTATTATGTAAATGAGTGATAATACTAGTTTACATAATGATATAACAAACGATATAAATGATGAAAATATGCTATCTCTAAAAGACGCACCTATTTCTACATTTAAGGAAATTATAGAAACTGAAGAGGAAAAACAGAACGCATCTACTGAACTACCACATCATAAATCAGTAAAATTACCTCATAATAATGATTCGGATTCTATAGAAGATAATATTCCCAAACCATCCGATGAAACCGCAAGTTTGAAAAGCATATCATCTTACGATGAAATATTATCAATTCCACCTAATCAAAACAATTTTGATTGGTTCTCGTCAAGAGAATATATTATATTCAAAAATCAACTTCATTCGTTACGTAAGAATAACAACTTCATTTTAAAGGAAGGCAAAGAATGCAAACGTCTTCTGGATTTAAAATATGAGGACTTGACCTCGATGGTTAATAATATTCAAACCTCAGTTATTTTTGTGTCAACTATTTCTGGTTTCTTCCAAGCTACCAAAACACAATTTGCTATAAATGTTGATATTATCGCTGTTATATCAATAACCATTTCCACCTATATTTCACTCATATTGTCTATTTCAAAATACTATAAACTTGATGAATTAAAGGACCGCATACAGAATCTCAGAGAAAAATATTCATTATTACATAATCGCATTGATTACAGAATGGATGTTCTTGGACCTTGGAATAACAAACACCTGTGGGAACATCAAGACCCAAAAGCGAAACTTGCCGAGTGGAATGAAGTTGTGAAAAAGATGAAGACTGATTACAATGAGATTATCAAAACTAAACAAGAGCTTACTACTGATTTTGAAATTATTATGGATACTATTTCACGAAATAAATATAACAATATGAATTCGTTCCTTAATTATAAAGATAGAGAACTATTGTTTATGCTCCGACAAAAAGAAAATGAACTTGAAAAACGGATTATGGACGCATCATCTAGATATCCATCACGTAAGCGACCCACGATTATGTTGCAACACGAAGAACTTGATAATTGGGCGGATGATGATGATAGTATGGTATAACTAAAATGATATAAACACACTATTTTAATCATTGTAATGAGCGAACATAATCTACCACGATTATTTACACCAGACGTATTACAGCGCTATATGAACGCGAATGACGACATTTCACTACCTGTGTTAAAAACTATTATCAAAAAGCAACAGGATATTATTGATAAACAAGGGGAACTTATCAATAAGCACAATGTTGAAATAGAGGTTTTAAAGACCTCTTTACAAGAGGTTAGACTTATATTGAATGGACGTCAGTTTATGAATAGAAGCGTGTCATTTGAGTATATTGAAGAACCCGCCGAAAGTAATTATTAGTATCATGCATCAAATTATGATACTAATTTGTTAGTAAATTCTTATCAATTACTGTTTCTTTCAGAATATTATTGATGATTTTCTTCTCAAACTTCTCATCTTCTTCCTTTCCATATCCACCCAACGACGCTTTTGAGTATTCAAAGAACTTGTCACATTCAGGTGTATCTAATATATCATATTTCGGATTCTCTTGTATCCAAGGATGAACCTGGGCTTTATTCTTATTTGCTACTATACGGACTGCCTTTCTTATGTGAGTTTTATTTTCATCTTCCTTCGCCCATATATCTGAATCTTTTACATACACTATTTCACGCTTTAAGTCCGTACAATGAATTGGTCGGACATGAGGCTCCATATCTCGAATACGTTCTAACATAATATCTGATATACCTCTCACATAACCTACTTCTCCTGTATTGATAAAGTCATCTATTGATAGTTCTATTGATTGGATGAAATCATTCAGATTGATAGCATCTTTACACGTCTCATTCAAAAATACATTCAAGTTAAACCTGTTATTCGTTGTATTGTTAGTATTATTAGTGTTATTGATTGTAGTATTTCCAGAATTCTTAGATAACTCTATTATAGTATCTTGTTGTTCTGTCATCCTCTTATGTTGTTCTATCATCATCCCCTTGAATTCTTGATTCTGTTTTAACAATTCTACTATTAAAGTGGCGTCTATTTGAGGAGGTGCTGGCATAGATTCGGAAAGTGAGGTTTCAGATATGGGTTGTATACTAGAAGCACACGGTTTTTGTTTATGTCTCCATAACCCAGATCTATCTTTGAATCGCTTATCACAGGTATCGCATACGTGGCATTTTTCGGCACCAGTTTGGTTGATATTGTTGACGTTCGCGTGCTTACGTGTTAATAGATGTTTAGTATAGTTACTCTTTTTGTAGCATATGAAGTCACATTTTTCACAGTAAAATTCAGTGGCATTTTTCGGCATCAAATTGGTTGATTCGGTTGCTATAATATCAACATAGAAATAATCCTCTAAACCATTTTCAGCGTAAATTACTTAATTTTTTATGCAGACAATTATTTTATTACTTATCTAAAAATAAAGCATTATGGTAATAAACCCCATTTTTGAAAAGCGTTATTTAAAAACTATCTTGCACAAATGAAAAATGGACATTTTCAGAATGTCCATTTTTTATTTTCGTAGCCATTTCTTTTTTGTGTTTATTCAGCGTAAAATTATTTAATTCAAAATATGATAAAGATATTTAATAATAATATAATATAGATGAAACCCGGATTTGAAAGTTCTGATAATTTTGCGAATGTGCTAGAGTATATGAATAGTTGTCAGCATAGTAGTTCAGAAAGTATAAATGAATTAGAATATAATGAACCAGAACTAGGACTAGAACTAGAACTAGAACTAGAACCAGAAAGTCGGAGTAATAGCGTAACCAGTGAGGATATTGACAACCGTATAGCAAGTGAGTTAATTCCAATTCCATTACCGAACGCAACAAGAAAACGCGAGACTATGTGTAATGGTTTGTCCGCATTAGATTTACACAACCTTACTCCTACTCCTACAAAACATAAGAAAATATTAGAAGAAAATATGAATAATATAGGTTCTCTAATAAATTTATACTATGAAGGCATCGAACATAAAATGTCCCCATATAGTAAATGAGTAAAGAACTTGTTATATCAGCATTAGTAATGCTAGGTTTAGATACAGCCTACATTTCGGTAATAAAAAACGACTACTTGAACCAAATTCAAGACATTCAAAAAACGGTGCCTAATGTTAATATGGTAGGTGTTTTATTGAGTTACACATTGATGATATTCGGAATAAATTATTTCATAATACAAAAAAACGCATCAATCTTAGACGCTTTTTTGTTTGGTATAGTAATATATGGAATTTATGATGCTACTGCGTATGCTCTGTTTTCAAAATGGTCTGTCAACTTGGCAATAATAGATACAATATGGGGAGGTATTTTAATGATGACAACTGCGTATCTAACGTATAAATTATCAACTTTTGTCTGATTTTTTAACCACCTTCTTTTTAGTAATTTTACTAACAACTGTGTATTTATGCTTCTTACAAAACTGCTTCATCGTCAATTGTTTTTCTTTACCATTACCAAGAGATAATTCTTGAATATTACTCGGTAATTCGTCGGGAACATAATCCCATAATTCACAAAACGCAGATTCGTCGTCATCATTTTCAAAAACCACTTTTTGGTTTTCATCGTCAATGGTTCCATTATGCTCTTCTATACGTTGTAACCATACTGGACTTCTAGCCGCATAAAATAACCAATGTTCTAATGTATCGTGATATATTTTGGAAAACACTTCGGGCATTTGAGTATTGAATAGAGTATTATGGTCTTTAATAATAGGATAAAGTTTTAGTGTAGATAACACTCCATACGCTTTTTCTCCATTTTCAGTAGACACTATATGAGTTTTGTATTTATCAATATGTTCTGGTAACATAGTTGAAATACATAATGGCATATTACATTCTACGGGAGGAGTATCCTTAGTAATATTGTAACTTATCTTTGATTTGACAAAATCAACCATATCATATTCTCGTTGAGATAATGTATAAATAATAGAACCAAGATTACAGTCTTTATCGTCGTTGTCACATTCGTTCCATTCAGTAATCGTGTTATCTATAAAGTTTTTTAAATCTGGATTTAGTTTTTCATATATTTCTAGATAGATGTCCTTTGTAAAATCAAAGGTTTCCTCTTGAAATCCGGAATAGTATAGCTCATACCCCCAAAATAAGGCTTGTGAAACATCTTTTTGTAATAGTGAGATGAATAAGGATTGTTTGACTTCAATCCTAGAATACAAATACCGAGTAAGGGTAGTTAAATGGTAGATTTGGTCTTCAGTAATAGTCATTGTCTGATTATACTAGTAATTGAATATTCATCACAAGTATAAATTATAAGGTTTCAATTTTGTTTATTATGACCGGTTCCACTCTTCATCC